CATCAGGGCCATACACTCTCTGTGAGCTAGAACTTGTTTTGTGAAAGTGATTTATAAGACAATTGGTCTTTAATCTCATTAGAGCAGTGCGGGCTGGTACTACACCACCTGCACCAGGGATTTTGTCTCCATGCTCTATAAGGAAGTCACCAAATACAACTTTGGATCTAAATGGAATATAGTGTACACTATATTCAGCTACATGTAAAAGTACATCTAGTCTGAATTCATCCATGTCCAATAGTTCAGATGCCTTAACTCTAAGGTATCTTTCAAATCTATTCTCATGGTTACCTGGGATAAAGTATATTGGAATACCAGGGAATCTTGATCTACAGTAATCTAAGAATTGTCTACCTGACTCAAGTTCCTCTTTGAAATGAACCATTCTTGGGTCTTTCTCATGAAAGGACATTTGGTAGAAATCTAACATGTCACCGTTGATAAGCAGGGACTCTATGTTTTGTTTTTCCATCTCATCAAATGCTGCTTCTATAGCATCATTATCTTGATATGGTATATGCAGGTCCCCTATAACTCCTACTGAGTTGCAACCTGATGGGAATATAAAAGTATCACGCTTGGTTGCATAAGACTCTGGTAGGAATTTTTCTTTCATGGTAAATTCAACTTTAAGTTCTTTTTGGAATCTTTTATTCTGTAAAGTTTTTCTATGTGCTTTGCCATATTGACCTCTGTAGTATCTTACTTTACTATAGACAGATTCAAGAGAGCTAAGGGCAGGATTTTCAGAATAGATTTTTTTGGCTAGAGTTTTTGAAGGAGCTTCTGGAAATCTTTCTAGGTAATCCAGTACTATCTGAGTATCTTTACTTATTTGGCTGTTATTTCCGGAAATTCTATCCATATCTATTAATAATATACAAAAAATAATCAACATGTTTACTGTAAAACTAGTTAAAGAAGGCGGTAAGTTAGTTTACCCTGATGATAAATCAAAATTAAGTTATCAGATATTTTTGGATAAACTTTCTGAGGGTCAGAAGGTTGAAATGTATATTGGTCTAGCAGATACAGACCACAGTGTAGCACAATTGGCTAAAGTGCATGCATGTATTAGAGAATTAGCCAAAGAATCTGGCTATACTTTTGATGAGATGAAAATGATTATCAAAAGACAATCTGGTCTATGCTATGATGGCGGAGATGCTGAATATTGCAAGTCATTTGCTGACTGCAGTAAAGATGAATTAGCCTTGGCTATTGAATCATGTATTCAATTAGGCAGAGAGAATTGGAATCTTAATCTGGCTTAGGAGCTACATAGCCTTCATCTGTAGGCTCTAATATTTCCTTTTCTAAATACAAATCTGCATCTTTTGCTTGTTTTTCAATTTCTGCAAGTAAAATTGTAAGTGTATGAAAAGATCTTTGAAGATCATCTAAGTCTTGATACTGTTTAGTCATGCAAGCTTTGATGTATTCTTCTGTACCTTCTTTTGGCATTTGAGTATACAAGTAAAAAGCAACAGCTTTTGTCATCAAGTAAAAGTTCTTATTAACTTGGATTGATACAATTGCATCATCTTTCAGCTCTTTGGTTTTAATTGCCATAACAAATTATTTTAAACAAATTTACTATAAATATGAAACAAACCTTAGATATTGAGGAGATTAAGTCTAAATTATCAAAGAAACTAGAGCCATCTGGTTGGAGCGTTAAACTTAGAGGGTTTATTTACAGCAGTGATTTTGATCAGTGTATCAAGGACTTAGCAAAACTATCTCAAGAAGGCTACAGATTTACCCCTACATTAGCTCAAATGTTTAGAGCTTTTGAGGAGTGTCCTGTAGATAAACTTAAAATAGTTATGGTAGGGCAAGATCCTTATCCAACTGTTGGAGTAGCTGATGGTATTGCATTTAGTTGTAGTAATACAGGGAAATTACAGCCAAGCTTAAAGTTTATTCTTAATGAAGTAAACAAGACTGTATACAACGGTCATCCAGAATCTTTGGATCCAGACTTAACAAGATGGGCCAACCAAGGAATATTGTTGCTTAACACTGCTCTTACAACTGAAGTTGGTAAGATTGGTAAGCACTATGAAATTTGGAGAACCTTTGCCAACTACTTGTTTGACTACTTGAATACATCCTATACAGGATTAGTATACATATACATGGGCAAACAGGCTCATATTTGGGCAGAAGATGTAAGCAATAACAATTATAAGTTCTTTTTGTCCCATCCTGCCAGTGCTGTTTACCAAAAGTTTCAATCTTGGGACAGTAAAGATGTATTCAATGAGACTAATAAAATAATGCAAACTTTGTATAACACTAAAATTATCTGGTAATGGAAGAAGTATATATAAGATTGTTAAAGATGGAGTTATCTCCCAATGCATTCTATGTTCTACACTGCATTAGTAAGTCTCTTGTTCCTGCTGATTTTGTTAATGCAAGGATAGAAACTAAGAGATTAGTTGCTGATAATTGGTTAACTGAAAACTTGAAATTAACTGAAAAAAGCATTATCTTTATAGAAGAAATTGAGAGTTTCTTTAAGAAAACCAAGAAGAAAACTTCCACAGACTTGATGGGAAAAGATTTTGTAGACAACATTAAAGTGTTTGTTGAACTCTTTCCTAATAGAAAGTTACCCTCTGGCAAGTATGCAAGAACAACAGTAAAGAATCTTGAAAGTTCTTTTAAGTGGTTCTTTGAAAACTACAGCTATTCTTGGGATACAATTCTCAAGGCTACTGATAAATATGTTGATGAGTTCAGTGTAAGAAGTTACAACTACATGAGAACCTCACAATACTTTATCAGAAAACAAAACATAGATAAGTCATTTGAGTCTGAACTTGCTAACTACTGTGAAATAGTGGAGAACCAAGAAGATGATGCAAATGATTCTTATTTCAAAGAAAGAGTAGTATGAGAATATTGAAACTATTTATAATTGCAGCAGCGGCTTTTATGGTATCATATACTGTGGTCAACACACTGATAATACCTATAGCAATTGGGCAATTCTTATTAATTGAAATACTGATTTCTCTTTCTCATGCATATTACAACTATGCAAAAAAGAAGTTAAATTTAGTAAATCCTATATAGATGTCAGAGTTATTCAATGGTGCCAGGCCTTTACTGCCTGTAAGTGAAAGAGATGCTTTAAGAAAAGCTATCATGAAAATTAAAGCAAGAAGACAAGGTGATCTTAAGTCACTGATCAGTGCTTGGCCCAAGTTTAATGATGCTTTTTGTGATGGATTAGAATGGAGAACTATCACCATAGTAGGTGCTAGACCCGGTACAGGTAAAACTTTATTCATGGAACAGTTGATCAGTGATATCATTGAGCATAACCAAGACCAAGAATTTAGAATCCTAAAGTTCCAGATGGAAATGGTTGATGAAACCAACGGGGTAAGAAAACTAAGTCTGAATACAGGTGCTGATTACAATACATTAATGAGTAAGGGTGGCAACCCTGTAGATAAAGCAATTTTCTATAAATGCGTGGACTACTATGAGAAATCTATTGAGAGAGATTTTATTAATGTAGTATATGATGCATGTACCACTGATGAAATGTGTGCTACTATCCATTATGAGATGGAAAAACACAAGAAAAAAAATGGTACATATACTAATATGCTAGTAACAATAGATCACTCAGCTTTATTTAGAGTAGGTAAAGGACAAAAGGACAAGTTTGAGATGTTGAATAGCTTGGGTGAAGCTCTCACCATGATGAAAAAGAAATATCCAGTTGCTTTTTTAGTTCTTAGTCAGCTTAATAGAAATATTGATAATCCTGATAGATCCAGGGATGGAGAATATGGTAACTATATTCTTGACTCTGATATCTATGGTTCAGATGCTTTGTTGCAGCATGCCGATGTTGTAATGGGTATCAACAAACCATCTATTAGAAAGATACGACAGTATGGACCAGAGAGATATATAATCAATGATGAGGATCTCTTGGTATTTCACTTTTTGAAATCTAGAAATGGTACAACCAGGATGAGCTTCTTTAAATTGGATAGGGATACTATGCGGATTATAGAAGTTGACACACCTGCTCAAGCAACAAAAAAAGTAACAATTTAAAACCCAAGTATGAGTACAAGAAAAGAAAGAGAAAAAGAATTTTTTGTCCAACACATGGACACATTCAGAGCTCTTAAATTAACTGACCCATTCTTTATTATCAAGACTGCTTTCTTTCAGAAAGGTAAGTATGGTAGACAAGTTCAGTTCTTTGAATCTGAAATTGGTAGAGGAGAGGACATTTATATTGAGTTCTATGACAATGTCACTGATGATAAAGGAACTGTTACAGATGTAACACCTTTCTCAAGTGACAGACAGTTGTTTAAGTACAAGTATAATCCTTTTTATAATGAAGAGTATGAAACTAAGTCTGGTACAAGCTTTAAGGGTGACCCTTACATTTTGTATACAGTACCTGTTTCTGAAATGGTTGCTGTTCTTAAAGATGGTACCGAGATTACATATGCTCTTTATGAGAAGAGAAAAACTGAAGCTGAAGCAAAAGCAAAAGAAGATGAATTAGAACTTCCAAGGTTACAGAAAACTTTGTTTCCTGACTTTGAAAGTGAATTTCCTCCTAAACAAGATGAGGATGTTTTCTATTCTGATGAAGAATCAGCTTCTGATATTCTTTTAAGAATTGCTGTAGAGTTTCAAAAACTAGCACAAAAACTAAAGTAAGATGAGTATAGTACTTCCAACTAAAAAAGTGGGTCCTCAAAGAGTTAACCCCAAGAGATTAATCATCTATTCTAAACCAAAGACTGGTAAGACAAGTGCTTTTGCAGGTCTTGAAGATAACCTGATCATAGATCTAGAGAATGGTTCTGATTATGTTGAAGCTCTTAAGATCCAAGTAAACTCTTTACAAGAGCTACTTGATGCCGGTAAAGCTATTAAAGCTGCTGGTAACCCATATAAGTTTGTTACTATAGATACTGTAACTGCATTAGAAGATATGGTTGGTCCTTTAGCAATTAAGCTTTACCGTCAAACTAGCATGGGTAAAAACTATGATGGTGATAATATATTGTCCCTACCAAATGGTGCTGGATATTTATATTTGAGACAAGCTTTCTTTCAAGTTTTAGATTTTATTGATACTTTAGCTCCCCACATTATTTTGGCAGGTCACATTAAGGACAAGCAAGTAGATGATAAGGGCGAGATGGTATTGGCTGCAAACATTGATTTGACAGGTAAAATTAAGTCTCTTATTTGTGCTAATGCAGATGCAATTGGCTATATGTATAGAAAAGGTAATAAGACCATATTATCTTTTAAAACAAGTGAAGAAGTAACTTGTGGTGCTCGTCCAGAGCATTTAAGAAATGAAGAAATAGTAGTTTCTGAGATGAATGACAAAGGTGAACTTGAGTTTCACTGGGATAAAATTTATGTATAATTATTAAAAACAAAAAAATGGCATTAAGCACAACAGACTTAGGAACCGGTGGTTCAGGACTACCAAAAACAATTATTCCAAGTAATCATGTATTAAAGATTAACAGCATTGAGCTTGAAGAATTCAAGTTTATTCCTGGTGCATATCACCTTATGTTACATGTAGAAACAGAACCTATTGAAGGTTTTGAAGGCTTCTTGATTGACAAAGATGATGAAAGCAAAGGAAGATATGAAGGTCAGATTGGTAGAGTAAAAGCAAGCCAATATGCATTTGCAGATGGTGAAACTAAGACAGGTATCAAGATTCAGAGAGACAGATCTATCTTGATCTTCTTAAGAACTCTTGCTCACACTTTAGAACTTGACTCTTGGTTTGTTGAACAAAATGACAAACATGATACCATTGAAGACTTTGTTCATGCATTCAATAAGTCAGCAGAGTTTAGAGGTAAATTCCTTGAATTCTGTATTGCTGGTAAAGAGTATGAAAGCAAATCTGGTTATACAAACTATGACATGTGGTTGCCAAAAGCAGAAGGTAAAAAATATGCATTTGGTGCTATTGAAGAAGGTGCAGTAATCACCTTTGATGAAACTAAGCATGTAAAAAAGATGGAAATTAAAGATGTCAAATCATTTGGTGATGACAATGGCTTTGATGTTTCATCTAAGACATCTTCTGATTTTAGTTTAGACTAATTAACTCACCTTATAGAGGGGGGAGTTAATTAACTATCAATGTAACTTAATACTAACAGAGATTTTAAATTAAATCGGGAGCCTCCCCCCTTTATTTTTATTGGTTATGATTTCAACAAAGAACTTAGTATCTGATTTACAGGATGTGCCCAGAGAATGGGTATTTGAATATTATCTAAACTTAAAAGAAAAGCTCATTGGTCAAGACATAAAGATGCTATCTGCATTTAATGTAAAAGACAAAGTTCCAAGCATGTTTATATACTGCATTGGAGGCGTTTATAAGTTCAAAGATTTCTCTTCTGGTTTTCAAGGTGATGCACTTGAGTTAGTCAAAGCCTTATTTAACTTGCCTTCAAGAGGTCATGCAGCAAATAAGATCATTAATGACTATCAAGAGTATCTTTTACATAATGATGTACCGGCTGTTGTTGAGTTTAAGTTTCATGACAAGTTCAAGGTAGTTGATTATGAAATGAGACATTGGAATTCCCAAGACTCTAAGTTTTGGACAAGTTTTAGGATTAGTTCTACACTTTTGGCCAAGTATAATGTAGTGCCCCTGGCATACTTTACTATGGAAAAGAAGGAAGAAGATGGTTCTATAACTTCATTTAAGTTTACCAAGCCATATCTCTATGGTTATTTCAGACAAGATGGTGAATTGTACAAGATCTATATGCCTAAGAATTTAGATAAGAAATTTATCAAAGTTCAGAATTATGTTCAGGGTATAGATCAGTTGACTTATGAAGCCAAGTATTTGGTCATTACATCCTCTCTAAAGGACTTAATGTGTTTTAATAAGCTTGGTATAGGTAATGTTGAATGCATTGCACCAGACAGTGAGAATACTATGATAGGTGAGTCAGTCATGGGAAAACTTAGCAAACGGTATTTTAAGACAATTGTGCTGTTTGATAATGATGAGCCGGGAATTAAAGCTGCTCAGAGATACAAAGACAAATATGGACTTAATTATGTGGTTCTTGATATGTCCAAAGATCTATCTGATTCAGTTAAAGACCATGGTGTTGAAGCTGTTAGGGATAAATTATTACCTTTATTGAAACAAGCATTATGAGTTGGAAGTATAAAGGCAAAGAGTTTGATGATGCATGTATCCCGGAAGGTGGTATAGGATTCATATACATTATGACTGCTATTATAGAGGGTAAGTCTGTTGCATATATTGGTAAGAAAAACTTCTTTGCTAATATAAAGAGACCACTTGGTAAAAAAGCTTTGGCTATGTCTACAGATAAGCGACTAAAGAAATATACCCGGGAGCTTAAACCTGACTTCATGAAGTATTACAGTAGTAACAAGACTCTTAAAGATGCTCACAAAGCAGGAGTTGTTATTAAAAGAGAGATCTTAATGATATGCTACTCAGCTATGGAATTAACTTACCAAGAAGTAAAGTACCAGTTCAAATATGAGGTGCTTGAGAAAGAAGAATATCTAAATGCCAACATTCTTGGCCGCTTTTTCCGTTCTAAATGAAAATATATTAGGAATGTAATATATTATTTTGTATATTTGTTCTATGAGAACACAAACAGGAACTTATAGAACATACACGGATATGTTAATAGCTTTACCTAAGATTGGTAAACTTCAAGTATTAGAATTATCACATAAGAACAAATGGGGTGCTTATTATATTAAGTGTCAATGTGACTGTGGTAATATCGCAACTACAGATTTTTCTTCTTTGAATAAATCAAAAGTACAATCATGTGGTTGTTTACAAAAAGAGGCTGTAAAACATACTGGAGTAAAAAACAAAAAGTATACAGTTGATGTAGACAAACTAGTAGATAATGAAATAACTGCTTATATAGCAGGTTTATATGGAGCAGATGGTTCAAATGAAAAGTCTGCTATTTCAATTGGTTTACAAACAACAGATAAAGAAATACTTGAAAAAATAAGTAGTTATTTCAACTATACAGGTCCTTTGTATACAATGAAAGAATCTATAAGATTAACTATTTCTGATCATGATTTTAGAAAGTTTTTTGAAAAAAGAGGTGTTGTAAAAAACAAAACACATGACTATCAAGTTCCAGACTTTTATTTATATAATGCTCACTTTTGGAGAGGAATGATTGATGGTGATGGCTGTATATTTAAGTATGAAAAACAGTA